CTCTACTGACATTGCTAAGCCGGCTGGTCAACTTCTTGCCCCGATGGAGAAGAAGGTCAAGCGCAAAGCTTCAGATTACTCTAAGCGGTACGGTAGAAACTTCAAACGGATCGCCAACAAATACAAGCTCAAGTCTGGAGCCTGGGCTAAGAACGGATTCAAACGAGCCCAAAGAGAAGCCCACCGCCTTACTAGAAAGAAGAAGTAAAAAGTTTTGATGTGATACTATGACCGATGAACAACCACGACGACTTGCAGCAATGCATCCTACTCTCCAGGCTAACTTTGATGGTGCTAATTGGACGAACCTCAATGGATGGCAAGTATTAGACCCAGCCGGTACGCGCTTAATGCATGAGACCGTTATTGACTTGTCTGGTTATGCTATGGACTCGCTTACGTTCTTTCCTATGAGTGTCGGATTACAAGACCCTGGTATATACGTCTTCAAACCAGTAGAAGGTTCACTGTTCAACGGTATGCACGTCTTAGACATTGTAACGTCTGTGCCTATGGACTTGAACACAGTAGGGAACATACAGGGTCAAGGTATCGGCCCTGCAATGCTAGGCTCACTCTATGAGTTTGAAACTATCCTCTTTGGCACATACAGGTTCTTTACTCAGAACGCAAACATACCATACCCTAACTATCAACAACTCGAACGGTCTCAACGGTTCGATTCTGGAGAACCGACTGCCGCAGATAAGTTGTATTGTTACCGCTTAGTGGTCTTGCTTAGTGGTGGTCTTGATAGTACGTCGCACGTTAAACTCCCTGCTGCACGTCAACTCATAGGTGGGGTAATGGGAGAAGAAGCTGACCTTGTTTACATGCAACGTCTCAAGCGATCATATGAATTAGCTAACCAGGTGTGATAACATGCCGGCTATGCTGCCTAACATGTTTCCATCGTTCGATGATAAGATTGCATTGATTCGACCAGTCGCAGAAGCAATTCATGCAGATGACCTTGAGACGTTCCCCGCGGACGTTGAAAAGTTTATTGACATCATCACCATACCTGGAGTCCATTTCGAAACGGGTTCTGAATCCCTGCTCAGTCCTTCAGGTCATTCTCAAAAACAACTCGAAGGCCAAGAGTGGTTGAGAAAGAAACTATTGCCCAAAATTAACTTCAAGAATCAACCCACTCCAGTTAAATTAGCAGTTGCTTCATTAGCAGCAGTGGTTTATTCAACTGGATCCATGGGAATTGCTGCATCATCACCAGAGATCCAAAGATATGATGAATCCGCGTACGCGTCTGGTGTCGGTGGGTATTCAATTATTTGATTCGCTTTTCCATCTCACAGAATAAACAACGTGCAGTGGGAAGAAGCAATCCTCGATTGCATACTTTACAAAAGTAAATCTTCATTCCTCTTCCACCTGGAAGAATTGATTGTCTGCACGATTTAACATAAACCAAAGATAATTTACTCTAAAATCCATTCCACAATTATTCCAACACATTACATCAACGTCTTGCGTATCAGGTAAATGTGTTACATACTGAGTCCTTTCAGATGTTCCACAATGGGGACAAGGAACAATATATTCTTGATTCATGCTGGTCCAACTCCTTCTTCATTGTTCAACCAACAAACCCAGCACCAGTACAATTTACTCATGACCATGTCAACCTTCTCCTGGTCCCATCCATCTCCTGGTGTTTGAGTGTCGGCCCAGTAATCATTCATTATTGATTTCATTAACGTAAGAGGCCCCGCTATGGATGCCCAACGTATATTGTTCTCGCCCAGGTGTTCCGCGCCCATGTCGGACCATCGATCTCCATGAAACTTTGTTTTGATATTGTACCTCATTCTTCATCGACCTCAATAAGTGCAGTAATTAGCCTTTGAGTAGTAACCAGGCGCACCAGAGCATCAGCTCCAAGCGTGATAATGGCCGCATCGATGCACTGTGACATCTTCATACCTCTACTTTTCAAGTCTTTTAGGACAGCATCAGCCCCATTGCTTACGGTAATCGAGTATTGATTCGCCATAATTTAAGGTAAAAAATAATGTTATTTAGTATCTGCGGAAAAAAAAGCCTACGGCGGAATAATATAGGGGGGGCTATATTGCTAGGGGTGGTGGTCGGGGACGGGTGGTTAGTCTGTTTTGACTCGCTACGCTCGCGAAGATTGAATCCGTGAGTAGGGGAATCGAACATGTTCGGTTTACTTTATACACCGTCGATGACCACAATGTAGTATGGCGACCGCAAAAACTGGCTCCTTTTACCTGACTGAAACTGTGATTTTACCTGCTGCAAGTGCGGACGGAACCCGTGTTGCTGGAACTGTTGACCTAGCTGCATACATTAACGTAGCAAGTGGTCAAGCAATTGCTATTGACCAGGTGGACTTTGTAGTTCAAAACGGCTCAAATTATGATGGAAACATTAACGCTATGCTTGTAACTAATGGGGCAGTATCAATGCAACTTACGGATTTAAACCCTGGAACTTTGTTTGTTCGAGCAGACAATCAGAGCCTTATTGCCAGTGGGTCACTAAACATCGACGTAGTAAACAACGTGGGAACTCATGCTTCTGACCTTTATCCAGACAATCATGGCACGGCTGCACTAAGTGAAGCCTTCATGGTGGTCAACGATCAACTTTACCTTACTACTGGGAATGATGGCTCCGCCGTTGGTGGAGCAAGTCTTAACGTCACTGCTAGAATTAGGGCTCGCGTTGTTAAACTCGGAACTAAAGACTGGATGGCAATTGCAATACAATCGACCGCCTCGGATAACTGAGGTGTTTGAATGACGTGCGAAACATGCAAACTCTTACAGGAGTTGCTTGAGAGTGCTGGTGTCTCTACTGACATTGCTAAGCCGGCTGGTCAACTTCTTGCCCCGATGGAGAAGAAGGTCAAGCGCAAAGCTTCAGATTACTCTAAGCGGTACGGTAGAAACTTCAAACGGATCGCCA